CTGTTGGTGAGAATATCAATATTGATGTTAAAGAAGCAGCTGGTAAGAATTATGCAATGAAAATTTCAGAAGGAACAACTCAAGCAACTTTTATGTTAGCTGATACGACAGTTATTCCGGCAGTACCAACAATTAATGCAGAACCTGAATATCAAGTACAGATTGCAGTAAATGAAGAATTTATTAGCAAATTTATCAAAGCAAAAAATGCATTACCAGATGCTAAAAACTTTGCGGTACAAGTTCAAAATGGAATTGTTAAATTTATTATTAACTATACCACAGTTAATTCTGATAATATTACATTTGAAGTTGGCAGCACGCCTGGTGCAGATATGGACCCAGTTTGTTTTTCTGCAGATAAATTAAAAGAAGTACTTGTAGCAAATCGCGGAGATGTAGGCCAATTACATGTATCGCCCGATGGCTTATCTCGTATTGATTTTGTTGGATCTGATTTTGAATCTAGTTATTGGTTGGTGATGCTCCAGAATTAATATGATAGTAAAGATAGTAAACAAATCAAGCAACGCACTTCCTCAATTTGAAACCGGGGGAAGTGCTGGCGCTGATATTAGAAGCAATCAGCGAACCACTATTCAACCAGGAAGCTTTGAATTAATTAAAACTGGTTTATTTGTAGAAATACCTTATGGATATGAAATACAAATTCGTCCGCGCAGCGGATTGGCATTGAAACATGGAATTACTGTATTAAATTCTCCGGGAACAATTGATTCCGATTATCGTGGCGAAATCGGTGTTATTTTAATTAATCATGGCACAGTACCTTATGATATCAATGTAGGAGACCGAATTGCACAAATGGTATTGTCAAAAGTAGAGCATATACAGTGGCACGCATTGGGCAGTCTTGATTCTGGTACAAAACGAGGAGAAAAAGGTTTCGGATCAACAGGTAAATAACAATGAAAAAATTTAAAGCTGAACTTAAGTGGTGGATGATTAAACATATTATTATTCCAAGTTTAATAACAGATGATCAATTAACACCTACACAAACTGAAATATTTAAATTATATTTTGATTTAGATAAAGATGATAGTGTTACAGATTGGCGAACACGAAAATTAGTTTCATACTTATTATATCGTGCATTACCTATATACATATTAGTAGCATTAATGGGTAAATCAGTACAAATAAAAACAAAAGTTGATTTATTAAATTTAAAGACAATTATCGGCAATGATTTTTATAAAAATTATTTCATGAAAAATATTGATTCAACTTGGATTAGAGAAAAATGGTATATTAAAAATAAATTACCAATAATTGCAAGAATTAACAATGAAAATTACGTTGTTGATGGAAATCATCGTTTAGCACAACAAATAATACACAATGAAATACGATACAATTATATAGAAGTTAACGGTGGTTGGTTATCATTATACTTAAAATATCGTATTGGAATTTAAAAAATAAAATTATGATAGGAAACGTAGAAAATACACTTTGGGTAGAATCATTTCGCCCAGACACATTAGAAGGATACATTGGCAATGAACACATTATTGAAAAAGTTAAAATTTTCATTGCAAACGGTGATGTACCGCATTTATTGTTTTACGGATCCGCTGGAACTGGTAAGACTACCTTGGCAAAGATTATTGCAAATAGTGTTGATGCTGATTTGATGTATATTAATGCATCAGATGAAAACTCAGTAGATGCAGTTCGTGATAAGATCAAGCGTTATGCATCAACAGTAGGTTTCCGTCGTTGGAAAATCATTATCTTGGATGAGGCAGATTATTTAACGCCAAATGCACAAGCAGCTCTTCGCAACTTGATGGAGACATATAGCAAAACAACACGATTTATTCTAACATGTAATTATGTTGAAAAGATCATTGATCCTATTCAATCACGTTGTCAGACATTTGCAATTACACCTCCAAATAAAACAGATGTAGCAAAGCGTTTGGTTACTGTATTAGAAGAAAAAAATGTTCAATATGATATCAAGGATATTGCAGCAATTATCAATGCATCATATCCAGATGTACGCCGAGCAATTAATGCAGCACAAGCATCAGTAGTTAACGGAGTATTGCAATTAGATAAAGCAAGTGCAATTCAAGCAAATTACATGACCGAAGTATTGGATATGCTTAAAAATGCAAAAGACAAAAAAGCAACCTTTACAAAGATTCGCCAATGCATTGCAGATAGCAAAGTTAAAGATTTTACTCCATTATACACATTCTTATATGATAATTTAGATGAATTTGCACATGGCCATATTGCACCATGCATTTTGATCATTGCAGAAGCACAATTCAAGGATGCTAGTGTGGTTGATAAAGAAATCAATATCATGGCAATGTTTGTTAACTTATTAGGCGAAATCTAATGGCAGAGGCGTATCATAAAGATTTAGTAACAATCATATTCAAAACATCAAATCGTAGCAATGCGAAGACTAAGATAAAAACGTTTCGCAATAAAAGTATTGATGACATTTTGAATGCTAAAAGAATAATAGGTATTCCAGATAATGCAATTATTGTAGAAATGGGAATGGGAACTAAGTTAGAAGAACAATATCGTAAAAAATACAATTTATAATGGCGGAAGAAAAAAAGAAGGCAGCTACAATGTTTGATTTCATTGATGGAGTAACTCATAAAAAGAAAGAATGGTCGAAATGGTCTGATATGGATCAAAAAGCATTTAGTCCTTTCATGATGAATCGATTTTTATCAATGCGAATGGAATTAACGGAGTTGATCAACGAATTTCAAACATATACAATTGGATTATTACGTCCACAAGAGACATACAAATTATATCACGAACTATTACCAAATAACAAGACATTTGCTAAATACATAAAAGGCAAATCAGAAGATAAGTACGAAAAAGGATTAGTTGAACAAGTTGCTGAGCATTATCAAGTTAGCAAATCAGAAGCTGCTGATTATGTTGACTTAATGGATAAAGTTCAATGTGAACGAATCTTATCAATGTATGGTTATAGTGACGGCGATAAGAAAAAACTATTGAAAGGAATTAAATGAGCAATGTAAACACACAATCACATTACAAAGGTAAGGATAGCCTTTATAAATTTGCAGAAGATTGGGGTTTGAATAGCTATGAGTTTGATATCATTAAACGCATTGTAAGATGCCGGCATAAAGGTTCCTTTGAACAAGATTTAACTAAGACAAAGGATCTAATCAATATATACTTAGCAGAACAATTGGATTCTAATAAATAATTTCTTATAATATAAAAAAAGTAAGAAATGGCAAATCACGTTTATACATACGTAGAGATTGAATTCGCAAATCCAGAAGATGCAACAAAGTTTTCAGAATGGATTGGAAATACGATTGATGAAAATATAACATTTGGCGAACGAATTGAAGCATGCTGCAACATCATGTTGGATAATTTATATCTAGATAAAGAAGATACTAGAGATTATTATATTGAAAATCTCGGCGCTAAATGGATTTATTTTGATGATGTTGATGAATATGATACTACCATAAATATTTCATGGACAACTGCATGGGACTTCCCGGAGAAGTTATTCAATAAACTAACTGAATATTTGCAATCAGAATATAAAGGCTTTACATGTAAATGTACTTTCGAAGATGAAGGATATAATTTCATAGGAGCTGCAGTTGCAACAGACGAATGGTCAGATGTTGAATATTACGAGCCAATTGATGAACTTGTAGAATACCGAGACGAAGATGATTGCTTAACCGATGATTTTTATGAAGTAGTCGGAGATCATAAATACAACATGTTACAAGAAATGATTGCTTATAGTAAAAATCCAACCGAAGAATGAAGCAAAATAACTATATTGCCCCAATTTATAAATTATCATTACGCGATCCAGAGACCGTAGCAAGAAGAATATCATATTCGCAATGGTCAATGTATGAACGATGTCCGATGTCTTGGAAGTTAGCATACATAGATGGATTAGCTCCATTTCAAGCTTCAATTGATACAACATTTGGAACAGCATTTCACGAGACATTTCAATATTTCTTAACGGTAATGTATACCGAATCAGTTAAGAAAGCTGAGAATTTAGATTTCCGCGGAATCTTAACTAACAAGCTCAAAGAAGAATATGCTCGTTGCGTCACTGAATGCGGAGGAGTTCATTTTTCTAATCCATTACAGTTAGCAGAATATCTAGAAGATGGTGTAGCTATCTTAGAATGGTTTAAGAAACGCAGAGCACAATATTTTTCTAGCAAGAATTGGGAATTAGTAGGAATTGAGTTAGATTTATGCACTCAAGCATCTGAAAAGAACCCAGCTGTATATTGGTATGGATTCATCGACGTAGTAATGCGTAATACAGTAACTAATCACATTGTTTTGTTTGATATTAAAACATCACGTGCTGGTTGGAATAAATACCAAAAAGCAGATAGCTTAAAGGCAGCACAATTAGTTGCATATAAGAATTATTTTTCAAAACAATTTGGAACACCTGTTGATCATATTGATGTTGAATTCTTTATTGTGAAACGCAAACTCATTGAAGAATCAATGTTTCCACAAAAGCGCATCCAAAACTTTAGACCATCATCTGGATCTGTTACACAACGCAAAGTGCAGAAACAAATTGATGCATTTGTTGAAAAATGTTTTGATGCAGAAGGCAATAAGAATGCCGAAACTTCATATATGGCAATATCAGGTAAAGGTGATAAGAATTGTAAATATTGCCCATTCAAAACAGATTATGCAAATTGTCCTAAAGAAAATAGGATTCGCGAATAATTTTTCTTATAATAAGATATGTACAAACACGAACATGTTTATGTTTATCAATTTGAAGTAAAGAATCATCCTACTTGGCATGGTACGAGTACTTGCAAAATGGAATATTCTTTATGCACTAACATTGATGGGCCAAATCACAAAGAAAATAGATCTATATTAGAACAAATGCTACGTACGGTGTATGGATATATGCCCAAAGGTGTTAAATTTTTACATGAAAAGGTACAATGACACGAATTGCATTAATCGGAAACACAGGTTGGCAGAACCGAAGAAAAGTACAGGATACACTTCAAAAATTAAAATCACAATTTAATGATGATTTGATTATTGTTGGAGCCGGCGGCAACGAAGGCGCTAATAGTATGGTTCGAAAATACACATTAGAATTTGGATTACGTTACGAAGAATATAATCCATCATTTTCAGGTTATAATATGTATTCAGCAATGCCAGAATCATATTATGGCAAACCATATCATTTTTCACAATTACATCATCGCATGAAATTGATTGCAGAACGATGCGATTACATGATGATTATGACCAATGAAGATACATTAGATCCAGTATTAAAAACAGCATACAACAATGTAAATAAGCTTAAAAAACCGGTGGTTATATTAGGTTAATACATATTTATAATAAAGTTATAACAAAAAGGAAAAGTTACAAATGGAATTACCAAAATTACAAAAAGTCGATCCGAACAAGCCAAAGAAAAAGAAAATTTTGCTATTAGCAGATGATTTTCGTTTGCCATCAGGAATCGGAACAGTTAGTAAAGAAATTATCTTCAACACTGTAAAACATTATGATTGGGTTCAGTTAGGTGCAGCATTACAACATCCAGAAGCTGGCCAGGGACTTGATTTATCACAACAAGTAGCACAAGAAACGGGAATTGCTGACGCGTCAGTTAAAGTTATTCCATGGAATGGGTATGGCGATAGAAATATTTTATTCGCTCTGTTAAATCAAGAAAAACCTGACGCAATTTTTCATTTCACTGATCCTAGATATTGGACTTGGTTATATGCATTAGAACACGAAATTAAAACTACATATAAAATTCCAATTATTTATTATTCAATTTGGGATGATCTTCCTTACCCAATGTGGAACGCACCTTTTTATGCAAGTTGCGATATGATCATGGGAATTAGTAAGCAATCAGATAATATACACAGAGAAGTTCTTAAACAGAGCGGTTTTAGTGTTGTAGATTATGATGAACATGATCATATTCCATCGGATCTAAAATGGGATGATATAATTACAGGATTTGTTCCCCATGGATTGAATCATAATATATTCAAACCGTTAGTAAATACAAATCCATTATATAAAAAAATGCTAGAACATTATAAAACTAAAAATGATGTTGATTTCCTAGTATTTTGGAATAATAGAAATATTAGAAGAAAACAACCAGGTGATTTGATTCTTGCATTTAAACATTTTGTTGACCAATTGCCAGCAGACAAACAACAACGAGTTGCATTATTAATGCACACTCAACCTATAGATGAAAACGGAACAGATTTAATTGCAGTTAAAAATGTAATTGCACCTAATTGTAAAATAATGTTCTCTGAAGCTAAAGTTACATCTGATGAACTTAATGCAATGTACAACGTTGCTGATGTTGTAGTTAATATTGGTTCCAATGAAGGATGGGGACTTAGTTCCACCGAAGCAATTTTATCAGGTACACCTATTATTAACAATGTAACAGGTGGATTGCAAGATCAATGTGGTTTTGAAGATGAAAATGGCGAATGGATTCGTTTCGATGGTGAATTTGCAACAAATCACACAGGTAAATATAAAAAACATGGCACTTGGGTTAAACCAGTATTTCCAAGCAATAGATCACTTCAAGGATCTCCACAAACGCCGTATATTTTTGATGACCGAGCTCAATTTGAAGATATTAGTGATGCAATCATGTATTGGTATTCAATGACTGAAGAAAATCGTGCCGCATGTGGGTTTGAAGGTAGAACATGGGCTTTATCAAACGGATTGACATCAGAACAAATGGGAAATAAAATGATTCATATGATGGATTACTTATTCTCAGTAAATAAACAACCACGTCCTTCATACACATTAAATAAAGTTACAACAAAAAAATATACTAATTTAGGAATAGTAAAATAATGAGAAAAGTAGTTATAGCATCACCAGTAGCCACACAATCGGGTTACGGACATCATGCACGTGAAATTATCAATAATTTAATTGAACAACGTGGACAAGATTGGGACATTAAATTAGTTTCATTGCCATGGGGACATACACCATTTACATATCCATTAAGTGCGGATATTCAAAATAGAATTGTGCCATTGCCATTAACGGAACAACCGGATGTATGGGTTCAAGTAACCGTTCCAAACGAATTTCAAGCTGTTGGTAAAATTAATATTGGTGTAACAGCAGGAACAGAAGGAGATATATGTCCACCACAATGGATTGATAATTTAAATTCAATGCAATTGGTTATTGTGCCGAGCGAATTTACAAAACAAGTATTCGAAACCACTGCAAAAAATCATGGTAAATTTATTTCAACACCAATAGAAGTAATTCCAGAATATTTTGATGAAATGGTATATACAGATGCAGTTAAAAACGGATTCGAATTATCTATTTTAAATGAAATTCCAGAAACGTTCGCATTTTTATCAGTAGGACATTGGCTCCATGGACCATTAGGCGAAGATAGAAAAAATACCGGTGGTGTTGTTCATTGTTTTTTCAATACATTTAAGAATCAAAAAAATCAGCCAGCATTGATATTAAAAACAAGCGGAGCAACTTATTCGATTATGGATCGAATGGAAATTGAAAATAAAATAGAATCAATTCGTTCTGCGTTTCCTAAAGACAAATTACCTAATATATATTTAGTGCACGGTGAATTAACTGATCCTGAAATGAATTTATTATATAATCATCCAAAAGTAAAAGCAATGGTATCATTTACTAAAGCAGAAGGATTTGGACGACCGTTATTAGAATTTTCAACAACAGGTAAACCAATATTAGCTCCACATTACTCTGGACAAGCAGATTTCTTAAAGAAAGATTTTATTTGTGAAATCAAAGGTGGATTAACTGAAATACATCCTGCTACTAGAAATGAATTTTTAATTGAAGGTGCTAAATGGTTTACACCAGATTATCGTTATGCCGGCATGATGTTTGATGATGTACGTAAGAATTATAAGAAATGGCAAGAATTAGCAAAACGCCAACGTTATTTTGTTAATTCAACATTTACTAAAACAGCTGTCGCAGCAGTATATGAAAAGGTATTAGCTAAAGTTGATAACATAGTTGATACATTACCAAAACCAGTACAATTAAAATTACCAACCCTTAAAAAATTAGAATTACCTAAATTGAAAAAGGTTTGATTTTAATTAAAAATTTTATATTATAAAGTATGAAAATAAGTTATGCTATTACGGTATGTAATGAATTTTTAGAAATACAAAGATTAGTTGCATTTCTACTTAATCATAAACGACCACAAGATAACATCGTAATATTATATGATGAACTCAATGGCGATAAAGAAATAGAAAATTTCTTACGCACTCATTCGATTAACGGTGAATTTATATGGCATAAAGGCAAATTTGATCGTCATTTCGCAAACTGGAAAAATAAATTAACTAGTTTATGTAATGGCGATTATATTTTTCAAATTGATGCAGATGAATATCCAAATGAGTTGCTAATTAGCCATCTTCCTGATCTTTTAGAACTTAATCCAGATATCGAAGTATACTTAGTACCACGTGTTAATACAGTCGACGGGCTAACTAATGAGCATGTTCAGAAATGGGGTTGGCACGTGCTAGCTAACGGACATATCAATTGGCCAGACTATCAATGGCGTATATGGAAAAACAAACCGGAGATTAAATGGGTCAATAAAGTTCATGAAAAGTTAGAAGGTTTTACAACCTTTTCACATCTCCCCGCAGATACACAGGCATTTTGCTTATATCATCCAAAAACAATTCAAAAACAAGAAAAACAAAATAATTTATACGATACAATCTAATATGGAAGAAATCTTAAAATTAGTAGCAGAGTACATTACAGAAAAAGACTCTAAAAAAGAATGGGTAGCAGGAAGAGACCTAGTACAATATGCAGGTAACTATTTCGATGAAAAGGAATATGTTGCTGCAGTTAAAACCTTGTTAGGAGGTTGGTTAGTTTTAAATCAAGAAGGTATTCGTTTCGAATCTAGATTTCCAAAAAGATTAGGGAAAAAATTAGGTATTTTAACGAATAGTGGTTCTAGTGCTAATTTGTTGATGTTAGCAGCATTAACATCGAAGCGAGGCCTGAATTTACCTAAGGGTACTAAAGTATTAACACCTATTGCTGGTTTCCCGACTACAATTAATCCAATATTGCAATTAGGATTCACTCCTGTATTTGTCGATATTGAATTAGAATCATTGAATTTGGATTTAGATCAAGTAGAACAGAAATTAAAAGAAGATCCAGAAATCAAAGTAATTACCTTTGCTCACGTATTGGGTAATCCACCAAATATGGATCGTTTAATGGAATTAGTTGACAAATACAATTTAGTTTTCTTAGAAGATTGTTGCGATGCATTAGGTTCATCATATAAAGGACAAATGCTAGGATCATATGGGAAAATGGCAAGTTGTTCATTTTATCCAGCACATCACATCACAATGGGTGAAGGTGGCTTTGTAGCTTGTAATGATATGGAAACGGAACGAATCCTAAGAAGCTTTAGAGATTGGGGTCGTGGTTGTTATTGTGTAGGTAAACAAAATCAACTTGAATGTGGTATGTGTAATCAACGTTTTAATAACTGGTTACCGGCTTTGCCAGATGATGTATTTGATCATAAGTATGTTTATGAAGAAATTGGTTATAATCTTAAACCAATTGAGATGCAAGCAGCTATGGCATTTATACAAATGCAAAAATTAGAAGAAATTGGACAAATACGAAGAAAAAATCATAAATTGATTACTTCATTGTTTGAAAAATATAGTGAATACTTTGTTTTACCAAAAGCAACAGAAGGTGCGGATCCAGATTGGTTTGCAGTAGCATTAACGGTAAAAGATGGAGCTGGATTTAGTAGAGCAGATTTTTGTCAATTCTTAGAATCAAATAAAATTCAAACTCGACCTTACTTTGCAGGTAATATCATGTTACAGCCAGCATATGAAGGTATCATGGATGCAGAACAAGTTATTAAAGATTTTCCAGTAGCAAGAAAAGTAACAACGGATACATTCTTCTTAGGTTGCAGTCCTGTAATTACCGAAGAACAAATTGAATATATCGGAACAATCGTTGACAAGTTTTTTAGTGAGTTGAAATGAAAAGATTAGTAACGGGTGGTACAGGATTAGTTGGATCAGCAATTATAGCTGATGTTAAGGTTGGACGAAATTATGATCTAACTAATCCATTAATTTGTGATTCAATGTTTAATGAACACAAACCAACTCATGTAATCCATTGTGCAGCAAAAGTCGGCGGACTTGGCGGCAACATGAATTATAAGGGTGAATATTTCCACGATAATATCATGATAAATACTAATGTTATCGAATCTGCAAGAAAAGCAGGCGTTACTAATTTAGTTTCATTTTTATCTACGTGTGTATTTCCCGATGATATTGAATATCCATTAACAGAGAAAAAAATACATTTAGGCGAACCTCATTTTTCAAATTATCCATATGCATATGCAAAAAGAATGGCAGACATTCAAATTAGAGCATATCGAGAACAATATGGGGTGAAATATACATCAGTAATTCCATGTAACATATATGGCCCAAATGATAACTTTTCGTTAGAGCATGGACATGTAATTCCTATGTTAATGCATAAATTATACTTGGCTCAACAACGCAATGAAGATTTTGTTGTATGGGGTTCTGGCAAACCTTTGCGAGAATTTATCTTTTCAAAAGATGTTGCACAATTAGCAGAATGGGCTTTGGATAATTATGATGAATCAGAACCAATCATATTTAGTACTTCAAATGAGATTAGTATTATGGATTTGGTAGATTTATTAGTAAAGGAATTTGAATTTAAAGGTCGAGTTATATTCGACGATTCCAAACCTGATGGACAATTTAGAAAACCATCAGACAATAGCAAATTAAAATCATATCTTCCGGATTTTGAATTTACTTCAATTGAAGAAGGTATTAGAGAAACAGTATATTGGTTCAAGGAAAATTATGATAGAGCAAGAAAATAAAGTAGCACTCATTACGGGTATTAATGGACAAGATGGGTCATATCTATCTGAATTTTTATTAGATAAAGGTTATGAGGTACATGGGATTCTAAAGAGAAATTCAGTATCAGAAAACCAAACAGCACGATTAGATAAAGTATATTCTAGATTGAAATTACATTATGCTGATATGTCAGACTTATCATCATTGATACGAGTTATTCAAGAAATACAACCCGATGAAATTTATAATTTAGCAGCACAATCACACGTTAGAATTAGTTTCGATCAACCTTTATATACAGCAAATGTGACAGGTTTAGGAGCATTGAATCTATTAGAGGCAGTTAAATTAGCAAAGCCAGATTGTAAAATTTATCAAGCATCTTCATCGGAAATGTTTGGTAATACAATTGATGAAGATGGCTATCAAAGAGAAACAACTTCAATGAATCCAGTATCGCCATATGGTTGTGCTAAGGTATTTGCATACAACATAAGTAGAAACTACCGCAATTCATATGATATGTTTGTATCTAATGGCATCTTATTCAATCATGAATCGCCTAGACGCGGAACAAATTTTGTAACAAATAAAGTAGTAAAAGAAGCCGTAAAAATTAAATTAGGATTGTCTAATGAACTTCGTTTAGGTAATTTGAGTGCTACTCGAGATTGGGGACATGCTAAAGATTATGTACGTGCAATGTGGATGATTTTGCAATTAGATAAACCAGATGATTTTGTTTGTTCTACAGGCATATCGCATTCAGTACAAAATCTTTGTGAATATGTATTTTCTAAATTAGATTTAAATTGGAGAGAATATGTAAAGGCTGATTCTAAGTTCTTTAGACCAGAAGAGTTACACGATCTTAAAGGAGATTGCACTAAATTAAAAACAGCAACTGGTTGGGAACCTGATTATACATTTGAAACTATGCTCGACGAAATGATTGCATATTGGATGGAGTTCTATAAATGAAAATAGCATTTTTAACAGAAATGGGATTTGAAGGAAAGATTCCTGCAGATCACACTAACATGAGAACAGAATTTGCTTGGATGTATGCATTAAACGCAGATCATCATAACATATACAAATATCCGGATATTTCTAATTACGATTACGTATTTGTTATATTCCCAAAAGGTAAAACGTATTTAAGTTCAGAAGGAACTAGACTAGCAGATCATGTCAACCCAGTCTCTAATCTATTAGTTTTAGATATTATTTCTAAACTTAAAGAAAACAACAAACAAGTACATTATGTACAAGAAGGTCCGCATTGGTGGTTCAATGATTATGAAATAGATGATCAAATTTATTTTTATAACATGTTATCAAATTGTGATTCAATCTATGCACACAATGAATCAGATGTTGTATATTATAAAGGTTTGTTTAAAGATAAACCCGTACAAGTTATACCAACGTTAATGATTGAAACATTAACTAAACACATTAAACCAGAACCTGAAGAAAAAGTTATCATTGGTGGTAATTTTGCAAGATGGTATGGTGGATTTGAAAGTTATATTGTTGCACAAGAATTTGATAGCCCCATATGGGGGCAAACATCACATGCAATGCGAGATAATGAAGGACAATTATTCAATCATTTGCCTAGGGTAACATGGATTGAATGGATGCAACAATTGAGTCAATTTAAATATGCAGTTCATCTTATGCCAACAGTAGCAGCGGGAACATTTAGTTTGAATTGTGCATATTTCGGAATTCCATGTATAGGTAACAATAAAGTAGATACGCAAAGAATTTGCCACCCAGAATTATCAGTTGATGTTAGTGATATTGAACAAGCTGTATATTTAGCAAATAAATTAAAAACAGATTCAGATTTTTATTTGGAATGTAGTAACGTAGCAAAACAAAATTATAATCAATATTATAACATCGAAACATGGAAAAACAAAATAAATTTAAAATAATAACACCATCATATAACAATGCAGAATGGGTAGAATATAATCTTGCTAGTATATTAAATCAAACATATACGAATTATGAAGTTTTATATATTAATGATGCATCTACTGATAATACATATGATCAAGTAGTTTCGATAGTAGGAGATTTACCAAATTGGACTATTATTAATAATGAAACAAATAAAGGTGCAACTTATAATTATTTTGAACATCGAGAAGAATTTTTAAATGATGATGACATTGTTATACATCTAGATGGTGACGATTGGTTATATGATGAAACGGTGTTAGATAAACTAAATACATTTTATAATCAACATGATTGTTGGATGACTTACGGAGGATTTATCGTTTGGAATGGATTTGATGCCGAACCAACATTACCATACCCACAATCGACACTATTTGATGATTTCGTTCATGAACATAAATTATATAGAAAAGATCTTTGGCGCACATCTCATATGAGAACATATCGAGGTTTTTTATTTAAATCATTACCATCTAACGAAATGCGTTCCTTAACAGATGGAGAATATTATTGGCACGCATCTGATTTAGCATTTCAGTTTCCTTTCTTAGAAATGTGTCCAAAAGATAAAATAAAACTTATTGATTTTTATGCACATACATATAATCATAGCAACGCAAATCAAAGTCGAACTCATGAGCGCGAAAGCCGAGAGAATGAGCAATATGAAATTGAAATACGAAATCGAAAAAAATATGCAGAAACATTGCCTCCGATAAAATTACCTCAAGTAAATGTTATTGGCGATTTTAGAGAACGAAATAGTATACCTAAAACATTTTCATATGTATATGGATTGACTGATGGCGAATTTGATATGACGTTGATTCAAGATATGGATATCATTAAATTTATAAATGGTGAGATATCTATTAACAGAGGCAAAATTGTTGCTGATATTCATGAAGCTCCGCATTTGTTGCAACAACATGAAGTATATGATGCAGTAAAACAAAATTCTGATAAATTTGATAGAATCTTAACATTTGATTCAGAATTATTAAAATTACCTAATGCCATGTTTAGAAACGGCGGATATGAAGCAGTTTTAAATAAAAGTGTACATTCACAAGAATATCCATTATTGCAAGATGAATCTTTATATAAAATTTATGATAAAACAAAATTGATATCATTTATTACATCAAATAAAATGATGACAGACGGACATCAATTCCGTGTCAATTGTGCACAGACATTAATGTCAAAATCAGTACCAATTGATTTTTATGGTCGAGGCATCAAAGATATCATCGGCAAAATTGAAGGATTACAAGATTATAAATTTTCAGTTACGATAGAAAATGGTAAATATGATAACTATTTTACAGAAAAAATATTAGACTGTTTTTTAACTGGTACTATTCCGATTTATAACGGATGTGATAATATTTCAGAATTTTTTGATATGAATGGTATTATTACATTTAATACAGTTGATGAATTATATGATATTGTTGTCACATTAACAGATTTTGATTATGAATCTCGAAAAGATGCAATACAACGGAATTTTGAATTAGCAAAACAATATGCATATAACAATGATCAAATATTTGAAAAATTTCTTAAAAATTTAATTTGAAAATAAAGAAAAATTTATTATAATAAATAAATATGTATAGATTATTACACCCCACTCAACACAATTCTGGAATGTTTGCATTTATATGGCAAACGATTAGAGCAATGTATCATTATCCCGATGATAAATATTATGTTTGGTTCGGAAGGGAATCTTGTTATTTCGATGAAGAAATGTACAAACAACAAGGTATTGATAATGTATGGGACTATTATTTTAAACAACCTCATACTGATACAATGCCGATGAGCATAAGTTCAGAAGTTGGATTATTACATGATGAATTCAGTGAATTTCGAGATATTCTTTTAACACCAGATGTATATGAAAAACGCAGATCTGAATATCATGATATTATAACAAAACATGTACATTTACTCCCACACGTTCAACAAAAGATTGATGCATTTTATGAACAAAATTTTAAAGATAAGAAAATATTAGGAGTTCATTGCAGAGGTACCGATCATCCGGATAAAAAAAATATGTCATACTATATCGAACAAATTTCAAAATATGTTGATGATTATGATTATATCTTTATAGCATCTGATGAACAATATAGAGTTGATTGTATTAAACACGCATTTGGTGATAAAGTTATCGAATATGATGTAACATTTAGAAGTATATCAGAATCGCCTTTGCATTATCATAATTCATATCAATGTAGCAAATATTATATTGGTGAGGATGTGATTATTGAAGCATACCTATTAGCTAAAGTTAACATGTTATTATGTTGCACTGGTTCAAATGTAAACTATTTTATTCGCGCATTAAATTTAAACTTAAAATATTCATACTTATGATACAAATTAATTTATTTAACAGTTCAGAAAGCCAATATAGATTGCCGATTGTTAAAGCTGCATTGAAAGAATTTTCTAATATTAAATCTGAAAACAAACAAAAAGTACATCTTGTTGTGTATTTCCATGAAAAAAATGAAGAAGTATGGAATGAGTTATTATATCCTGTAATCGAATCTGGCATCAATGTATCAGTCGCAGCAATGCAATCTGATACATATATGGATAAGGTTACTATTGCAACTCAATCTGAATATCCTTATTTATGTAAATGGGATGATGATGTATTTATCAATCGTCATGTTTGGGACTTCATGATAGAAAATGTATCAGTTGTTGATCGACCAGATATAGGTGTTTTAGCACCTACATTATCTAATGGTATCCCATCATTAGGTTTATTTATTGAAGATTTTTTAAACGAAGCAGAAACATCAAAAGTACATGAAATTTTCTTAAAAGATAATGTCGTTCCGGATATTTGGGGGTGTAATCATCATGCAGTATATAATGCTGTAAAAAATATGGATCATTGGGATGATAAAAAGTATTGGAAACTCGTTGATATGAATAATCCAATTAAGAATACAAATCATCCGTGGTATATGTTTTTAGCAAAAGGTTTACATCCAGGTAGATTTTCATATGATTACAATATGTTCTTAGCAAAACATGCGGAAAATAATATCGAAAAATTATTAGAACCAAATGATTATTTTTTAGATACATATAAAGCTCCATATTTTTGTAATAATTTATTTATTTCAACGACGGAATTTTTTAGAGAATCACAAAAACTTTTTTTCAATCATTGGGATGAAGGACAAATGACAGTATATATGAATTTACTTGATCAAGTACCGATGTTTGTCAGAAATTGTTATGGTATACAACCAGCATATGGGTGTACCGTTAACCAAAAAGAAATTGAAAATTATTATATAACTAATATATTTGAAAAACTATGAAAAAATTATTAAATGTAGATTTAATATCTATTAACTGTGTCAATCCTGAACAAAGTGTAAAGGCATTAATACATAGTTCGCAACATATAGAATTTGGATCAATAAAATTATTTGCACATTACAAACCAGCTAATTTACCAGATCATATTCAATATATTCAAACTGAAAAATTAACGCATCAGACAATCAATTGGTTTGCATTAAACAAATTATCAGATTTCATTGATAATGAATATATGTTATCAATTCATGATGATGGGTTTATTATCAATCCACAACATTGGTCAGATGATTTTTTAAAATATGATTATATTGGTGCACCATGGCCAGCATTGGATTGGTGTTCGAAGAATCGAGTAGGCAACGGCGGATTTGTTTTAAAAAGTAAAAAATTTATGAATTTGGAACAATCGCTTCCTAAATCAGATGATCATAATGATACTGTAGTAACTAATACATACTACGATTTCTTTAAAATGTATGGTTGTAAATATGCACCTATAGATGTTGCAATGAAATTTTCATTAGAACATGCGATACCAGAATGTGAATATAATTTAGAAAATACATTTGGCTTTCATGGAAAATTAGATGAACAAGCATTAAACAAAATTAAATTATTAGAGAAATATGATTAATTTAACAAATGTAACATTAATGTCAATAAACACACACGCACCGGAAATGTCTGTTCGTGCATTGCAATATAGTTCTAAAGAAATTAATTTTAAAAACAAAAAGATATTATCTAACAGAATTCCAAATAATTTAACTGATGATATTGAATTCATACAGATACCAGAATTTCATGGACGCGATCAATATAGCGATTTTGTAATGAATAATTTAAGTGAATACGTCGATGGCAATTTTGCTATGATGATACACGATGATGGTTTTGTTATTAATCCGCATTTATGGTCAGATGAATTTCTAGAATATGATTATATTGGTGCACCATGGCCCGGGCCGATAGAACAAACTACAGAAAGAGTTGGTAATGGTGGTTTTTGTATTAGGAGTAAAAAATTAATTGATTTTTGTAAAACTATAATAGCAGAACCAGGCCACGATGATTGGACTATAGGAGTAACGCAAAATAAGTATTTACGAGAACAAGGATTTACATTTGCTCCGGTCAGCGTTGCAATGAAATTTTCCTTAGAATCAGTTATTGCAGAATGTCCTTTTGATTTAACGCAAACATTTGGATTCCACGGTAAACGTCATCCATCAACTCAATCAATGATAAATTTATTAAATGAAATATAATATGGAAAAAATTAATGTATTTGGCGCCCATGGATTTATTGGAAGCCGATTTTGTGAAATGTTTAATGATCAAATAGTAGTTAACGATCGAGATGATTATAAACCACAAACGGATAACATATTGTATTTCATTAGTACAATAGATAATTATAACATACATACAGATTTACACATCGATGTGGATACAAACTTAACAGTACTGTTGAATGTGTTAGATCACCTTAAAACGCGGCCAAACGCAACGTTTAATTTTGTTAGTTCTTGGTTTGTATATGGTCAAAATGATAAAACGCCTTTCCGAGAAGATGATTTAGCTTGTAATCCGACAGGTTTCTATTCTATCACGAAACGATGTGCAGAACAATTAATTATTAGTTTTTGCAATACATATGGCATCAAATATCGTATCTTTCGATTAGCTAATGTATTAGGCGAAGGCGATTCTAAAATTTCTAAAAAGAAAAATGCATTGCAGTTTTTAATTAAAGAAATTGTTGAAGGTCAAGATGTACATTTATATTATGGCGGAAATGTTCTGCGTGATTACATATATGTTGATGATGTAGCCGGAGCAATGAAACATTGTATAGAAAAAGGTCCAGTTAATGAAATTATTAACATAGGAAGCGGAAAGCCATATTTGTTTTTGAATATTATTAAAAAAGCTATTGAAGTAGCTAATTCGAAATCAAATATTATAGAAATTGAACCTACGCATTTTCACAATGTAGTTCAAGTTAAAAATTCATATTTAGATACTACGAAACTAACAAATTTTGGATATCAATGTAAGTATTCAATTAATGATATTGTACAAAAGTTAGTTGATTATTATGGTTCTAAAAAATAATTCATTATATTTATTATTATAAAAGAGTTATTCAAAATGAGTTATATAACAAAGACCAATTTATCTATAGGCCCTCAATTTGGTTCACAAATGGGACAGTATGCAGGATTATATGCAGTATCTCGAAAATTAAATTCTGAAATACGTTTGTTTGAAGAATACGTTCATCAATTCCGCGGAGTGAAATTATTTGATGCATTTGATTTAAATCACCAACTACATTTCTATAATACACAAGATCCAGTTAACGGCGTATATACAGTTAAAGATATTGTATTAGATTCTGAAGTATTTACATTAGATCCGAAACAAAATTGGGATATACAAGGTTGGTTTCATCTATATCATTATTGGCATGAATATAGATCTGATTTATTAGATATTTTTAAGTTTAAATCAGATATTTTCAAACAAGCAAAATCTAATTTAGATATTATTAAAGATAATGAACAATATCCAATTGTGGCATTACATGTTCGAAGAGGAGATTATTTACAAGTATCTTCTTTAAATTTAACATTGGATTATTATAATGAAGCAATATCAATTTTCTTAGAAAAATTTCCATATTTTAAAGTTTTAGTATTCTCTGATGATATAGCTTGGTGTAAAGAATCAATTGTTGGCGAAAATGTTTTCTATAGCGAAGGTAATTCTAACTATGTAGATATGTGTATGATGTCATTATGTGATCATAATATTATAGCAAATAGTACATTTTCATGGTGGGGTGCATACCTAAATCAAAACCCAGAAAAAATTGTTGTATGCCCTAAGGATTATATAGGACCATCAGATCCAGCAAATCAGTTTATGAATAAAAATTATTATCCAACGGAGTGGATTGCATTATGACAAATGAAGATAAAAATTACATAGTACAAAAATTAGCTTCTGCACAGTTAGAACAAATACCATTTACTCACACTGTGATTGATAATTTTTTACCAATTGAATTAGCAAATCAACTCTTTGAAGAATTTCCAGATTTTGAAAATCCAATTTGGTTTAATTATAAAAATAAAATTGAAGATAAAAAACTATTAAGTGATTGGAGACAATATCCAAAACAAACATATCAAATGTTTTCATTTTTAAATTCCAATTTAATTTTAGAGACATTATCTAATAAATTGAATACCAACTTATTAGCTGATCATGGTTTACATGGTGGCGGCTGGCATATTCACGCTAATGGCGGAAAATTGAATCCGCATTTAGATTATTCAATACATCCGATGTTAAAAATGCAACGAAAGTTAAATTTAATTATTTATCTTTGCAAAGATTGGGATGAACGATATGGCGGACATTTTGGATTGTATAATCAAGATTTAGAAACTAATAGATCTGGAGAATTAGCAAAAGAAATTGCAGTAGGATTTAATAAAGCTGTTTTATTTGATACTACACAAAATTCGTGGCACGGTTTGAGTCGAGAAGTTAATTGTCCAGCAAATCAATACAGAAAAAGTTTAGCAATTTATTATTTAACACCACCGCCGGCTAATGTCGATACTAGAGCTAGAGCATTATTTTCTCCTACGGAGGGACAACGTGATGATAATACTATAACAGAATTAATAGAAAAAAGAGCAGATTTTAATAAATCAAAAGAAGTTTATATAGGATAGTGATATGACAAAAGTAGTATATGTAACGGGTTGTTTGGGATTCATAGGATCATATGTAACGCGTACGTGTTTAAAAAGAGGATGGTATGTAAAAGGAGTTGATAAAATTACTTATGCATCAAATGATCATTTATTAAATGAGTTTTATGAATATGAAAATTTTTCATTTGTTCATTGTGATATTAGCGAATTGAAATTTTTATATGATTGTGACTATATCATCAATACAGCAGCAGAAACTCATGTAGGTAACAGTATTGCTAACAGCGATGAATTCGTTCATTCGAATATCAATGGTGTTCATAATTTATTAGAATTGATAAATAATCATAGAGGTGAACATACGAAGAAACCAGTTTTATTACATTTTAGTACTGATGAAGTATATGGTGATATTGAAGATGGAGCACATATTGAGACAGATTTATTGAAACCTAGCAATCCATATTCAGCAACAAAAGCAGCTGCAGATATGTTAGTAATGGCGTGGGGCCGTACATATAAGTTACCATATGTTATCGTACGTCCAACTAATAACTATGGAATAGGTCAATATGTTGAAAAATTAATTCCAAAGGCATGTAAACATTTAAAACTAGGAAAACAGATTCCATTACATAATAACGGATCACCAATTAGAACATGGTTACACGCACAGGATACTGCTAATGCAATTATGACTATAATTGATTCTGGCATTGAAAATGAAATCTTTAATATATGCGGTGGTTTTGAGCAAAGTAACTTGGAAACTATAACAAAAGTTATTAAATTATATTATAATGATATAGTAGATATTAATACATATGTTGACTTATCATATAATCGACAAGGACAAGATGTACGCTATGCATTAGATGATTCGAAATTAAGATCATTAGGATGGAAGCCAGAACATGATTTTGATACTGAATTAGAAAAAATTGTAAATTATTACAGACATAAGTTTATATGGTAAAAGTTAGTGATGTTATAGCAGATTTTTTAGTAAAAAATAATATCGAAGTTATATTTGGAATTATAGGATCTGCTAATTCTCATATTTTTGATTCAATAAATAAACATTCTGATATTAAATTAATATCAGTTCATCATGAGCAAGCTGCCGTAATGGCAATGGGCGCATATTATCGAGCTACAGGGAAGCTGTCAGCTGCATTAGTTACTGCAGGCGGAGGATCATCGAATGCATTTACTGGAATTCTTTCGAATTGGGCAGATTCAATCCCAGGAATCATTATTTCAGGACAAGAACAATCATATTATATCGATGAATATTCAGATATGAGAATGTATGGTATTCAAGGATATGATTCAGTTGAAACTTTCAAGAATTGTACTAAGTTATCTGTACGCATTACGAAAGATAATGTAGTTGAGACGTTATCATTAGCTAATTTCATTACTAATAGTAAAAGACCAGGTCCTGTATATTTGGAGGTACCATTTGATGTTCAAGGACAGTTAATTGAATTTGAACAATTTGTAACGTATGAGCAGCCTATAGATGAACCAATTGAAGAAGCTAAGTATATTATTAAAAGACTTAATGAAGCAAAACATCCTTTAATATTAGGAGGACACGGAATAAAATTATCAGGAGCTGAAGACTATTTTAGAGAATTTGTTAACACACATCAAATACCAACCGTATTAAGTTGGTCTGCAGTTGACTTATTAGAAACTGATAATCCTATTAATTTCGGAAGACCTGGGGTACAAGGACAACGATCTGCAAATTTTATAGTACAAAATAGTGATTTAATTATTGTATTAGGTAGTAGATTGTCATTATTACAAACAGGTTATTCTAGAAAAGACTTTGCCCCAAATGCTGAAATAATTCATATTGATATAGATCCAACAGAAACAAAAAAATTCAACGGTAAAAATTATAATGTAGATGTAAAACCATTATTAAAATTACTTAATGAATTTAGCATATCACTTGAGCTTGATATCGAAATATGGATAAACTATTGTAATAAAATGAAAGAAGAATATCCATTAGTGATGCCCGAGCATTTAGCTGACCCCACTAATTCATATACATTTATGGATTGGTTTTCAAACAAAGTACCTGATAACTATACAATTGTTACAGATATGGGAACAGCATTATTGAGTGGATTTTATGGATTTAATATCAAACCAAATCAAAAGATGTTTACTTCTTTAGGCTTAGGGGAGATGGGATATGGTATTGCAGCAGCAGTAGGCGCTGGATTTGGAACGAAACCGGTTATGTGTTTAAACTGTGATGGCGGAATGATGATGAATCTACAAGAACTACAAACAATAAAAACGCACAACTTACCAGTTAAAATAGTTATCTTTAATAACGATGGCTATTTAATGATTAAACATACGCAAAACATATTATTCAATGGAAATCGTACATGTGTTGATAAGAAAACAGGTGTAGAACTTCCAGATTATAAAAAAGTAGCAGCTGCATTTGAATATGAATATTATACAATAGATAACGTTGATGAATTTATAACTTCAAATAATCAAGCAATATTAGAAGTATTTATGGACCCAGATCAAGAATTTATACCTAAAGTAAGAGGTATTAAAAATGATGATAATACAATTCAAGCAGGTTTATTAGAAGAAATGTCACCATTGATATCATATGAACAAATAAAACAAGCAATGATATCTGGAATTAATGAACGGAGTAAAACAATAATAAGATGACTAAAATTAAAGTAGCAATCATAGGTACGGGTAATATCGGTACCGATTTATTATTAAAATCAATTAAAACTGATTTTATCAATATCGTTGCATTTGTCGGTAGACGATTAGATTCACCTACTATGAAAATTGCACAAGAGAAAGGCATAACAACTTCGGATCTAGGTATTCAATACTTTATTGATAATCCTAACTGCTGTGATGTAGTATATGATTGTACAAGTGCGGCAGATGCTAAAGAACATGCAAAAATATTCAAAGAACAAGGTATCAAAGTAATAGATTTAACGCCGGCTAAAGTAGGAGATATGTGTGTCCCAGATGTTAATGCTGAAATGATATTAACTGATGATAACGTTAATATGATTACATGCGGAGGTCAAGCATCAATGCCAATGTTACATTTGTTATCTAAACGATGCATCGGATTAGAATATGTAGAGATTGTATCGCAAATTGCATCTAAAAGTGCAGGAATGGCTACTAGAATTAATGTTGATAATTATATTGCAACTACAAGAAAAGCAATCACAAAGTTTACTGGATGTAAAAATACAAAAGTAATACTTAATCTTAATCCAGCTGAACCATGTGTGGATATGCAAACAACTATTTTTATTAAAACTAAAGATATTAACTTTATTGGATTGATAGAAGAGATTGCTGAAAAGATAGAAGAACTAAAAACTTATATACCGCATTATGAATTAGTATTGCCGCCGACAATGAACGAAGCTGGAGTATTAGTATTAAGTATTAGAGTTAAAGGAGCTGGCGATTATCTGCCAGAGTATGCAGGAAATTTAGATATTATTAACTGCGCTGCTATTAAAGTTACGCAAAAATTAACAGAAGTATGAAAAAAATTATTATAACAGATTCTAGTTTACGCGACGGAAATCATAGTGTTAAACATACTATTAGTTTAGATAGTATTGAAAAGTATTGTCAGTTTGCAGATAAGGTTGGAATTCCAATTGTAGAAGTTGGCCATGGCAATGGATTAGCAGCTTCTTCTTTATTAATTGGAAAATCTCCAAATACAGATAAAGAGATGCTTATTACTGCTAAGAAATATTTAAAGAATTCGAAGTTAGGCATTCATACTATTCCGGGATTATCAACTGTCGATGACGCCATGGCAGCTGCCGACTATGGTGTCGATGTATTTCGAGTAGCTACTCATTGTACTGAAGCTACATTAGCTAAATCACATATTGAATATCTTGCAAAAGCAGGAAAAGAAGTATATGGCGTATTGATGATGAGTGCATTAATTACTGCAGATGAATTAGTAGAACAAGCAAAAATCATGGAAAGTTATGGCGCACAAGCTATCATCATTATGGATTCGACTGGTACATATCTTCCTAGCGATGTACAAGAACGTATCTCAAAACTAAAAGCTCACACCAACATTAAAGTAGGCTTTCATGCTCACAATAACCTAGGATGTGCAGTAGCTAATTCATTAGTAGCTGTTCAGTCAGGAGCTGATATGATCGATGTATGCATAAGAGGTTTTGGTGCTGGTGCAGGTAATGCTCCTTTAGAGTTAATACTTCCAGTATTTGAGAAGAGTGGATTTTTAACTGGTATTGACTTTGAAGAGACAATCAAAGAAGCAGATCGCGTTATGGATTATCTTGTGCCAAATGTTCCAATTACAACGCCAATTAATGTTTTAACTGGTTTAACAAAATTATTTTCAGGATTTGAGAAACCAATTATAAAGGCATCTAAACTATACGGTATAGAGTATTCATCTCTTATATTTGAATTAGGTAATAGAAAATTAGTAGCCGGCCAGGAAGATTTAATTTTAGAAGTTGCACAAAAATTAAAAGAAAATAAATGAAAATTTTAATCACCGGCGGAAATGGTTATATTGCTAAGAGTTTATATTCATACTTATATACTGATTATGATATAACTATCATCACGCGAAATGATTTTGATTTAACAGATAGAAGTGCAACCGATTTATACTTTAAAGATAAATATTTTGATTTAGTAATACATACAGCAATTAAAGGTGGCAATAGATTACATGTAGATAAATCTAATATTACACACGAAAACTTAAGTATGTTTTATAATTTGTGGAATAATAAACGTAAATTTAATCAACTTATAAGTTTTGGCTCCGGTGCCGAAGATGGTATGCCAGTTAGCCCATATGGATTAAGTAAACATGTAATATCAAAACTAATTGATAATATAGAATATTTTTATAATATAAGAATATTTGGCGTTTTTGATGAGAATGAATTAGAATCTAGATTCATTAAATCTAATATACAACGTTATATTAATAAACAACCAATAATCATTCATCAAGATAAATTTATGGATTTTTTCTATATGAAAGATTTAGTATCAATTATTAAATTTTATTTGAAACGAGATCGAGTTTGGGAGTCCCCACCTCATAGTTTAGATTGTTGTTATCAAACAAAATATATGCTATCAGACATTGCAACAATGATCAATGAATTAGATTCACATAAAGTTAAAATTATTATAGAATCATCTGATATTGCAAATCCATATACTGGTACATTTAATACACCGGTTATTGAAAATACTAATATTCCAGTTATTGATTATATTGGCATCGAAACTGGTATACAACAAGTTTATGAAAAATTAAGGAAATAATGAGAATTAGTTTTATAATTCCTTCTCGGAATAATTTAAAGTATTTGCAACAAGCTGTTTCATCAATTACAGATTGTTATGGCACGGAACATGATATTGTTTTGTTAGATGATGCATCAACAGATGGTACGTGGGATTGGATTCAATCTTTAGATGGCGATCATTTTGTTAAGTATAGAAACGACGGCCCAGAACGAGTAGGGCATACAATACTATATGATAAAGGTGTAGAATTAAGCAGAACGGAAATCTTTAGCATTCTTCACGCAGATATGATTACAACAAAGAATCATATTCCTAATTCATTAAAATATATGAAGCCAGGTGTTGTAGTTGCTGCAACTCGTATTGAGCCACCATTACACCCACCAGGACCGGAAAAACATGTAAGAGCATTTGGATTTGAGCCCGAAGAGTTCGAACGTGATGCATTTTTGAAAGATGTGGAGGTTCTTGAACTAGAAAATGCAGATAAGCACACAAACGGGATCTTTGCCCCATGGATGATGTATAAATCAGACTTCGAAGCAATTGGAGGACATGATCCTTTATTTGCACCAATGGAATTAGAAGATTCAGATATCTTTAATAGAATGCATTTAGCTGGGTATGAATTAATACAAAGCCGCGATTCATTTGTATATCATATGACGTGTAGAGGAAGTAGATTCAAAGATGGAATTGAAATCGAAGCAGAGATTCCATTACCAGATGGTACAATTTGGTATAAACCCAAAGACTCAGAAGAATATAAAGCATTAAGAGCAATTAAATTTAGAGAGTGGTGGAGAAAATGGGGACAAAATGTTCTTCACGATGAATTAATGATGCCAAAGGTCTTACCTAAATATAACATTGCTTTTGTAGTTAAAACTTGCAATTCACAAATGTTAGAATTATTAGAGCCATGGTGTGATGGAATCTATATAGATGATGATATGCAAGTTTTAACATCTCATTATATAGATCAAGAACAAAAAAATACATTGTATGATTTAGAAAAACGAATATTTCGTATTGGCCATAATGATCCAGAAGGAGAAAATGATATCATTGTTACAATTGATAGAAAAACATTTACGGATTATGATTATCAGCTAATACAAAATTTATCAGCAATCATACAAGATTCCGGAGAACCTGGTACATTTAGGTTGAATAATTTAGATATTACAATTATTTCTAAAGAATCTTACGTATCAGATCTGATCGTTTGCAAATAACTTTCTGTTTAAATTGTCCTTTGCCATATTTATATAAAAAATAAAAAGGAGAGAGTTTATGGCAAAGTTTACAGACATTTTTAAAAATTCAAATGATTTCAATGAAAAAACAATCATTGGATTTATGTCATTCGCAGTTATGGCGCTAGCAATGATAATAGATCTAATTACAGGTTATTTCGGAAATGAATTGAAACTTAATGAATACATTTACAATTCATTTGTAGTTGTTACATTAGGAAGTCTAGGAATTGCAGGTTTAGAAAAATTTGCGGGTAAAAAAGGTTCTGATACTACAGAAGAATAAGGATAACAATGAGTTTAAAAAGTTTACAAGAAAAAGTAGGTGTTACGGCTGACGGAGCTTTCGGTCCAGGAACATTAAAAGCAGCAATGGCTTTTTATAAATTAACACCAGTACGTGCAGCACACTTCTTTGCACAGACAGCACACGAAACGGGTGAGTATAAATTATTCACTGAAAATTTAAATTATTCAGCGAGTGGTCTTCAAGGTGTATTTGGAAAGTACTTTCCGGGTAACTTAGAAGAGTCTTATGCTCGTAATCCAGAAAAGATTGCTAACAGAGTTTATGCAGATCGTATGGGTAATGGAAATGAAGCTTCAGGCGATGGTTGGAAATACCGCGGAAGAGGTGCTTTACAATTAACTGGTAAATCAAATTATAAAGCATTTGCAGATTACCTAGGGAAACCTGAGATTATGGAAACACCGGATCTAGTTTCAACAACATATGCATTTGAATCAGCAATGTTCTTTTTTGATCGTAACAAACTTTGGTCAATTTGTGATCAAGGTGTTAATGATGCATCTATCTTGGCATTGACAAAACGTATCAATGGTGGTACAAATGGTTTGGATCATAGAAAACAATTAACTAACAAATATTATGGATATGTAAAGTAATGGCATATACAAGAGAACAAATTGAAACAGCTGTTAAAGCCAAGGGATATGCTTGGTTTGAAGGCGCAAAAGACTTCGACGTTAATATTGTAGGAGTTAGAAATTCAGCAACAGGCGATAAAGTAACAAACGTATTTGATGATATGATGACTGTATCGTATAAAGAAGGTGGCGAATGGAAATTTGCATCGTGGCCTTGTACAACTGATCCTGGAACAAAAGGTGTTAAACAATATCATAATGCTGCAGGTGTAGCTCGTTTGGTAGAAGGACAATATAGAGGTTCTCATACTTTAGGATTGCACCAAGGTAAATATGAAGCTCTTAAACAAGCAAAACCAGTTAAAGTTTATCGTGATGCAAATCGTGATATGATTTATGACGAAAGCAAAGTTGCTGAGGGTGTATTTGGAATCAATATTCACAAAGCAGGCGCAGATTCAACATATGTTGAGAATTGGAGCGAAGGATGTCAAGTATTTAAGAAGTCAGCTGACTTTGATGCGTTTATGGCAATTTGTCGTAAAGCAGCTGCCATCCATGGTAAATCATTTACTTATACATTAATTGAATCAGCGGATATTAAGTAATGAAAACAACCATCGCAACATACACGATTAGTACAATGTTAACATTTATTTGGGCCTATTTCTTTAACTTAGCATTGACTAATTCAGATCAATATCTGGCATTGGTTGCAGTAGTTATGGTAGATGGGTTCTTCGGTGTTATTGCTGGAATTAAACGTGAAGGCTTTCAAACATGTAAAGCAATCAAGGTATTACGTACTTTAGTTACATGGGTTGTATTGTTGACTGTGTTGTTGATGGTAGAAAAAGGATTTAAAGGGACTAGTTGGTTAAGTGAAACTATATTAGTCCCTTTTATTGTTTTCCAATTGATGTCGGCATTGAAAAATGCGTCTATGGCAGGTTTTATCAAAATAGAAGCATTGAATAGCATTTTAGATAAATTTGACAATCACAAAGGTGATCGTAACTAAACTTTGAAATTGTAAAAAAATTCATTATATTATAGTAATGAATTATAAACATATAGCATTATCCTTTACTATCTTCCTATTAGGACAAATAGTAGTTTGGATACAGACAAACGGTCCACTCATATGGGATTGGGCTAAAACGTATAAAGCTGTGTTGATGTTGCTAGGGGTGCCAATAACATGGGCATTCATGGAAGCGACCCGATACGCAGTTTCCGGTTTTGGAGGCCTATTCTGGCCCGGAAGATTTACCTCATTCGTAGCAGGTATTTTCATATTCACAATCATGACACTAATTTTTAAGGGCGAATCAATCAATCTTAAAACTGGTGTTTCTTTAGGGATAGCATTCTCATTATTATTAGTACAACTCTTTTGGAAATGATGATATTTATATTAAAAATATAGTATGGCTAATATAAAACTTATCGATCGAATCATTCTAAATGAAATAGCTGATGTTAAAAAAATATTAACAGAAGCAGTTGCCAATTGGGCAGCAGTTAGTGCTAGTTTAAAAAAATTGAATTTGCATAAACTTAATGTGGATGGCGTTGAAACATATGAATTCAATGATCCTACATTAGGTACTGTATATATCGGATCAGATGGGTCTGCATTTATAGAAAAATCTAATACAGAAAGTCCATGGACATTTGATGGTACCAATGTAATAGTTAACAATAAACCTTTAGGCGTAACTGGCAATGTAAATAAATCTAAATCAAACTACGTAGTCACAGTTAAAAAGAAATCCGTAGAGGGCCGCGATGCAATTGATGTATTTCAAACTGCATTAGATTGGCTAGGATTTATACCTGGATATGGTGATATAATAGATGCAATCAATGCAATAATTTATTTTGCACGAGGGAAATACTTAGATGGTACATTATCTTTAATTGCAATTATACCACTCGTTGGATCAGGTATTAAACTAAGTTTCAAAGGTGCTATACAAGGAGCTGGAGGCGCGTTAGCAGTTAGTAGGATTTGGCGCAAAGCAGCAAATGGTTCGCCTGATGATTTAATTAAATTTTATCGAGAAGCAATTGCATCTGGTAAATTAGATAAAGTGCAATTAGCTGCAATTGCAGCAAAGGGTGATGAAATAGCTGCTTTGTTAACAAAAGGTAAATCTTACGTAAAAGGTAAAGAAGCAGTAATATCAGCTATGGGATTAGATGCCAAAGCAGTTTTAAAACAATTGGATGATGTTTCATCATTAATTAAAAATACAACATCCGTTCCTATTAAGAAATCATTTGGAAGTAAAATTGGCGCAGCGTATGATGCAATGAAAGCATCTAGAGTTGGTCAAGGTACATCTAACTTATTCCAAGGTGGAGCTAATTTAGTGACATTCGGAGGTTTTGGTGTTGCTAAAAATTTAGTTAAAAAATTAGGCATTTCTGGCAGAGAAATGAAAATGCTTAAAGATGCAATGGATGTGAGATGGGTTAAGCGCATATCAGATAGTCCCACATTAACAACAGCTATGTTTAAAACAAACAAACGATTGTCAACCCAAGCTGCAGCATCAATGGGTATTCCACCATGGTTGTCTGCTAGGCCGACAAAAGAAATACAAGCTTGGTTTGCAAACTTGCAAAAAACAGATCCTAGACGTTGGAAAGAAGTTAGTTCTACAATTGCGCAACAATCAGCTGACGCAAAAAATATATACTATATGAAATACGTCGAAAATGCATTCCAACAGGCATCGAATATATTTAGACCTGGAGCTGTATTAAAAGGCGGGTATACAGATATGTTTGCACGAGCGCTAAAGCTAGACTCATATAGATTATCAAATCCTAAGAATTTAGATATCGTTAAAAATGAAATAGAAGATTTAGCTGAGAAATTAGGCTTAGATCCTGAAGAAAATCCAAATGGTGTTATTATGCCGGCAATATATTCAGTATTTTCATCATTTTTAAATGATACTAAAAATAAAGCAGCAGACGCATATGAAAAGGGATTAGCAGGAACTGTTATTGGAACTGTAGGAGCTATTGTTGGAACTGGCGAGGAAGAAGAACAAGAACCAACAGATTCTATTCCTGGTAGTACTAATGTAGACCCGGATCCATCATCGCAGTTATCATCAATCAAACAAGATTTTAAGAATGCTGATGGTAGTACATTGGAAAAATTACAAGCATTGTCTGATATAGGTTGGTCGGAAGATGATATTGATGTATTGAAAAAAGCTTTGGATATTGAATGATAACTGAATACGAAATAAATAACGAACTCAATCCGGATATCTGGAATGGTGATGTTCTTAAAGAAAATCTACGAGATGGATTTTTAAAGATTGCTACATCATTTTATGATTTCTTAAATATCAATGCAGAAATGCTAGATGTTATTTTGATTGGCAGTAATGCTAATTATAATTGGACTGAACATAGTGATATTGATTTACATGTTATCATTAATTTTTTCGATATTGGAACTAATTTGCATTTAGTTAAAGAATATTTGCAAGCTAAAAAAAGTATATGGAATACTAATTATCCTTTAAAATACAAGGGAATGAACATTGAACTTTATGCCCAAGACTTAAATGAAAATTTACATTCATCAGTGGGTATATATTCCATCGCACATGACAAATGGATTCAAAAGCCATCATATCAAATGATATCAATCGATGATGATATTATCAAACAAAAAGCAGATCCATATGCATATGAAATAGATGCATTATCAATTAAAGATGATAACTTAGATCTTAAGATAAAAAATATTTTACGTCGTTTAAAAAATCTACGTCAATCTGGTTTGGACGCTAACGGTGAATATTCAGTAGAAAATTTAGCATATAAATACTTACGTAATAAAGGCTATTTAGAACGTTTAAAAGATATGTTACGTGCCACTACCATGGGCCAACTAGATATAGAAGATCCTGCAGTACAAAGTTTAACAAACCATATAACGCAAAAAGAAATCCTAGACGAATCAGGCTGGGCACATATTATGCAACGTATGAATGCAGTAGAAGATCCCATGGGACAATGGAAACATCCAGGTCGTTGCACCATGATTCCACACAATCAAATCACAATGAAAAATGTACCTTATAAGGTATTAGGTATTGATGATACGGGCCATATGCAAATGATGCATCCAGAAAAACAATATACATATCCTGGCGGCAAAGTTTATGAAATACCAATGACTGCACAATATCGTACATGGGCAATACAATTATTAAATGCAATAAAAAATGGATCTAAATATGCAAAGTAAAGGTTTAGGCGATGACATCAAAAAAATAACTAAAGCAACCGGTTTAGATCAACTTGCAAAAAAGATAGCACAATTGTTAGATGAAGATTGTGGGTGTGATGATAGACAAACATGGCTCAATGAAAAAACAGAAAATTGGCCTATTTATAAAAAAAGAAACAAGGATACAAAATGAATCTTTTAAAAGAATGTGATTGTGGATGTGAAGGAAAAGGCGGATGCAATGATACTAACAGCAATTACATGTTTTTTGGTAATTTAAAAATCATTAAAAAATATGTAGATGCAATGTTGCAAATGAATCCAGATCAAGTTCAAGAAATACTAAGTAATGGACATGATTGGGCAGCAGATCATATTGCAACTTCAAAAGATGATGTACAAGAAGTTGGTGATTTTCTAATGAATGAAATGCAACATGATCATGCAAAAGATTCATATGATATGCAACAGCCAATGTTTGTTCCAATTGGGTTTAAAAATCATCTCAAACAATTAATGCCAGAGCGTATTGAAAAAACCGAATCTGGTTACTTTGCTACAACTGAAACAGGTAGACGATTGTCTAAAAAACCTAAATCTAAAAAAGCTGCATTGGCTCAATTAGCCGCAGTTGAAATTTCAAAACATAAAAAATAAATAGTTATATGGCATACTTAAATGCAAACATACCTACAATTACGTGTTTCATACGTAATGAATTCATGTTTAATCATGAACAAGGTAACGGCGAATTTACACTAGCAGATGTGCATAGTGTAGCTTCAATACAAAAACGAACTCCATTGTTTGAGGCATTTCTAGAAAATGGCGTCAATTGGACACGAAGACCAATTCATGCATTTTGTTGGAGAAAAGATGCAGAACAGTTACCATTGACCGAACATGTATATTGGGATTGTTTTTCTTCATATATCGATGTACAAGTAAGAGAACGATTATCAGGCCTTCGAGCTGATTTAATTTCTATTACAGGTGTAAAGAGACAAGGTACATATATGTTCACATTGGATTGGTCTCATGAAAATAGAAATGTATTAGATACTAATTTTTCTGAAACACCTGAACATAAATGCGGCCATGTATTTAAAATGGATAATGGTAATTATTTTATTTATCCGAATAATAGAATTATATGGATGGATACTGCTTGGACATATAATAGAATAGATAAAAATCCAGGTTATAAGATTGATATGACAGTGTATAGCGTTGAAGGTAAAGCTGGCTTCGAAACTGATTATTCATACATAACTGAATTTAAACAAGATAAAACAAAAAAGTAAATATTTATTAATATGAAACTAATGAATTTACTTTTTGAATCAAAAGATAAAACAGAAACTTTTGAATCATTTGCAGACACTAGAGAAGCTGGTGCTGAAAAGATTGTTGATAATGCTAAAAAGAAAGGTGGATTAGCACTTTTAACGTGGCATCACTTCAAAGTTAAATTACCTTATTATAAAAAAGCAGCTGCTGGCAAATTAGATATGGACGCAACTAAAAAAGAATTTGATGCTACATATAAAAAGATATCTACATCAATGTCACAAATTGAATTCCAACGGGAAGTAGGTCGTTTAGAAGTTTTAGGTGAATTGATTATACGAGATCAAAAAGGCAAATAATGATACGTTTAAAAAGTTTATTGTTTGAGTTTGATTTAAATGAAACAGGCGAATTAGATAAAGCTAAAGATATTGTTACGGGGTTACAATCGCGAGGATTTAGTTACACCGGTGCTGTTGCATTAGCAGGTAACATAGCTCACGAATCTGGATGTGAACCTAATACTACTGAAGAGGGTGGTACTGGAGGATATGGATTAATGCAATGGGATCCAGGATTCGGGCGTAAACAAGCATTAACTGCATTTGCAAAATTCATAGGTAAACCGAAGAGTAGTTTATCAACACAATTGGATTTCATGAAATGTGAATTGTTAAATGGATATTTGTGGAACGGTAAACCAGTTGAAGGCATAGATAAAAAATTAATGTACTATAAACAAGAAGATGGTACATATAAAGGTTTATCAAACGAATATGTTAAGAAGTATAAAAATAGTATCATCGATGGAAACATTGCAAAGAGTGCAGCTAACTTGATGGATAATGTATTCAAACCGATTGCTGGCAGCAAACAACAACGTATTGATAATGCTTTAAAAATTGATAAGTATATCAAAGGTGGCAGTGAAACATCAAAATCAACAAAATCGGATACTAAATCAACAGCAAAAAAATATACAGCATTTCCGAATCCAGCTGTCGTCGGCGATATGATTACAGTAACTGTTAATAAAGATATATTGCCTTTAGATTCTATAGATTTAAACGTAGTAAATACGGCAGGACGGGTACTAGATAAGCATCATTGGGATAATGTTCAGCAAGGCATATTAAAATTTACAGCTCCTGACGAAGTTGGAATTTACATTTTACAAATGGTAACGGGTAATTCTGATACTGATGATTTTATTAAGTTGATGGTTCGATAATTTGGATAATTTAAATTATTTATATATTATAAGTTATGGCACAAGAAAATTTCATCGATAAGTTATTGGTTGCATCAATCAATCATATGAAAACTAACGAATGGGAATGGCCTGAAAGTTGGGATCTAACCCGTAAGCAAAGATTTTTAACACAATGCCGCGAATATGCGGAACAAAATGAGTTATATGAACAATGTGCGATCATTAGAGATGTCGAAAAAGAAATCAACAAGTAAACGAGGTCAGCATCGTGTGATAGTTCACAATGACAATCATAATAC